TGCACTTCGATCCAAGCGGCAGGGCCTCCCCCGCCCCACGTTAGGCGGGTCACCTTATAGGTCGCGGATCCGTACGCCATTTCATAAATCTCCTCATTAGCCCCGTCGCGCTCCTCTTCCGTGGCCGTGCAATTCTTATCGTCGAAGATAGTGAAGAGATTTTCAAGATAGTTTTCACGATCTTTAAACTCTCCTTCAATTCTGGCCTCGCAACTCTTGGCCTTAATCTCTTCCAATTGTGCGCCTAGTTCATTGATTTCATTAATTGTGTTCATTAGTTAGATCCTTTCGATAGCGTTGCGATACACGCAACAAGGGAGGCCGATAGTAGTGAGATTAGTGCGAATGCAATAGTTACGTCGTAAGTAATAACGACGCTTGGGAGAATTGCGTAGAGAATTGGAAGTGTTACGCGAGGAGTATTGGAGGGTAAGGGCTAACCCTATCTTCGATAACCCCGCCGATTATTGCATTCTATTAGACCTTATTATGGATCGAATCGAAGTACTAGAAGGGAGTGAGAATAATGAATAACGGGGCCAGTACGCTCCGCCGTGAGCGTGAGATCCAAGGAGCCACGCTCCTAGACGATAACGATAGATTCTATCTAGAAGTGCAGGGTGAGAAGAGATACGGCTATTGGACACAATGGGGCGGGGCTTATGTCTGCTACACGTGTGGACACTTATGCGAATGCGGGGAGGGTGAAGAGTGAATAGCCAAGATACGCAATTGCTAGAAGAGGCCAGAATTATTTACGGGGCCAAGCAAGACTTACACGGGCGTTACTTTACGCAAGATAAGCAAGGATACCGAGACTACGGGTATCGCTCGGGCGTTACGGGAGCTTACGTATGCTTTACGTGCGGGTTATTGTGCGAGTGTGGAGAGGAGGGGGAAGAGTGATAGGAGATACGAAGGAGGAGATCGTTACGCAATTGAATGATCTAATCTATGGTGATGATCCCTATGATCTATCGGATATAGAAGACATAATCGGCGACGGCGATATATTCGAGTACTTATAGGGTAAGGTAAGGTCATAGCGGTTAGCTATCTCTTCTCCTCCACGGGTAGACGTGGAGGGGGAGGGAGGGTGAATCGCCCTAATAACTACCTTGGAAGGGGTATAAGAATGAATGAATATACAGTACGCCGTTACTCATTCTCGGAATTGAATGAAGAGGCACGTGAGAAGGCAATTGCGGATACCCGTAATCGCTTATCGAATTGGTTAGACGAGAAGGAGATTACCGATTACTTAGAAGGTAAATTGGAAGACGATCTCGGATCCTTACCCGAGGACATAACTATTGCTTATTCTCTTAGCTATTGCCAAGGCGACGGCGTGGCACTATACGGGAGGATCTATCGCAAGGAGGCCAAGGATCTAGCTTGGCCAGAAGGATCCCTGTACGTGGATCTAGAGCGTAACTCTTGGAGTAATCACTACTCTCACCACAATACTTTCAACGTCGTCGTGCGTGATGAGAATGATGAGCTAGTGGATCTATCGGGATCTGCAATTGAAGAGCAATTGCGCCACTTATGTAAGAGATTAGAGACACTAGGTTACCGATACATAGAGAGTGAGACGAGTGAATCAAGTGCTATCCAATTCTTAACCGATCAAGAGAGTGAAGAGGAGAGTGCATTCTTAGAAGACGGCACTAGAGACTTCCCACGTGGAATCGTGTTAGGGGTGAGCGCATAATGAAGGAGTACGACTATAACGTTATCTTTACGGGTAACTATTGGAGCCTTACTACCCGTATCTCTATTGATCTAGACGATACGACGGGGAATCTAAGCGACGAGGCCAGAGAAGAGGCAATAGATAGAGCTAACGAGGCTATTCGTGGAGAGCTAGGGATAGATCCTATTAATTTTGCTCACTCTACTAACGTCTCACTACTACTAGACAATGAAGAGATCTGGCTAGACGGGTTAGGGGAATTCCCACCCGTACACGTATCAGTAATAGAAGGAGAGGGTAATGAATAAGATTTATTTATTAATTGCAGACACTTTAACGGCAGTACAGAATGATGCAGAAGGTGGGGATCCTACCCTTGCAACAGTAATTGAAGCTCTTGCGGAAGTATTCGAGACTAACGATCCACAATTTGATCGAGTGCAATTCTTGAATGATTGCGAATTAGCAGAAGGAGAGGGAGAGTAATGAAGACTATTGAAGAGATCAAGTACGAAATAAATTTCATTGAAGGTGAGCTAGTAAGTAGAGACTTTACTTATCTAAGGGTGGAGGATCTTAATAATTGGTTAGTGGCCTTGCGTTGGACACTTAAAGAAGGAGAGGAGAAGTAATGAGTGTTTGGAAATTGAAAGAGGATAGTGAAGTATCGTGGTGGCATTGTGGCCGTGCAGGATATTGGGAAGGACAAGAAGTCTACTGCTCGAAGTGCCAGACTAAATTAGAAGGGGAGGGAGAGTAATGGATCAAGACACTATGTACTGGAGTGAGCTGGCAGAATTGACACACGCTACCCAAGTGGAGCGGTTTAATTTCTGCACGTGTGAAGATAATGAAGGACAAGATAACCCATACGAAGATTGCCCGAAGGAGGAGAAGTAATGAAGGAGCATCACTACGTCGTAAGCTGGAGTGAGAAGAGCGGGTGGAGTATCAATACGGATATGGAAGAGGGAGCATTCCCTAATGGAAGTATCTTCGATCACGACACTAACGAATGGGAGTACGCCTATAACGGCGACGGCGACTGGGAAGAGAATGAGCAAGAGCTAACCGAACAATTGCAGTCTATTCTGGATCTGCATAACGAACATAACGGAAAGGTAATACTATGACTGAAGAGACGACGACACACGTGGTAACCCTAGTGATACACGCGGGATCTAAGTGGAATAAGGTAGAGCTATTTGATTTCAGCGGGGGTGAACCCACGCCGTTAGCCTCGGGAGAGGGAAGTAATTGGCGAACCGCACTAGGAGAGGCACTATCCAAGATCACACTATCCTCGGACACGCCAAGTAAGACTATCAACGACGTGGTGAAGGAAGAGATAGAGGAGAAGGGTGAGAGTGATGAAGGATAGATACTTAGTAACACTAGAAATAGAGACTTACGACGGAGATCCTAGAGAATGGGACTGGGAGAAGTTATCTACGGGTGAAGATATAATCAAGATAATTAGTAGCGATTTCAAGGGACGTGTATTACCAACAGAAGGAGAGGGAGAGTAATGGGATACGAGCCAGAGCTTAACGATCCTGTCTTCTACGAAGAGAAGAAGGAGAGGGAGATCAAGTGCTTCTCCTGTTCAGATTTACTAGATCAAGACGACATAGTATGGGCCGACGAAGAAGGCCAGATCCAGAAGGATAACAACGAGAATGCGTGGTGCGTATCGTGCCTGCCAAGTGAGAAGGGAAAGAGTAATGAATAACGAATGGAGTAAGTACACCTTTGTATGTAATGGTGATTGTGATGGACTATTAGAGTTTACTTTCAGAGACGGGTTCGGCTTCCCTAATGGAGTAGTAAAGGCTACGTGTCCTTGCGGTTCGGAGACAACATATATTTCAATGGAGTACGCAACGATTACTAATAAAGAATTGGAAGTGGCGTAATGAATAAAGAATACTGGCAAGCTAAGGCAGACTTATGCCGTGACCTTGCGTTGATCCAGATAGAAGAAGAGGAGACGGAGAAGGAGGCGGGAATGAATCTAATGCGTATGACCTACGCCTTGTCTATGGTTGATGCCTATTCAGAAGGGAAGGGGGAGAATGAGTAAGATAATTGCATTCCACCCACGCGTATCCCCGCTTGTAAATCTATACGAGATCGTAGACGAGAGGGGTGAGGCGATCTGGGGTGGCAACGATACCCACGAAGCTATCCGATACCTACGTAGTAGCCCTGTCAATTGCAGGATCCTTGTGTCGGGTTGGGAGAGTGACGACGAAGACGCTCACCTTGTAGGCCAACCCATTGACATCACCAAGCTGGTCTATGCCGTGTTGGCGGTGAATCAATGAGTTACGTACTGGGTTTGTTAGCCGTAATGCTGATTGCCTATGCCCTGATTGTGTGGGAGGATAGGATCAATGGAGAATGAGAAGAGACTGGCGAGTGCTGCAAAGCAGGCCGTCTACTACCGCAACTATCGAAGAGCAAGGGATCGCGCCCTGGTGAAGCTGGCACAAGCCTACCCAGAGGCGTATAAACAATTGCTAGAGAAGGAAAAGGTGAGTGATGAGCAAGAAGGCAAAACGTGGATTGATCTTGACGGTTCTACTATCAGCCCTCGTATTACTGCACGTGCAAAGGCTAGGGGAATTACCCTTACCCAAGCCCCATCAGATACAGACCAAGGCAACAATGGAGGAGAAGCGTGAGAACAAGGCACTTGCAATTAGTTACGCCAGAGCACTCGGTTACGACAAGCAAGAGAGAAGATGTCTTGTCGCCTTATGGACCCGTGAGAGCAGGTTTGACCACCTCGCAGACAACCCAACTAGCTCAGCTTTCGGAATTGCTCAACTCCTTAGAGAACGTAGTCGAGAGCCTGAACTACAAATCCTTCACGGTCTACGATACCTTGACCATCGCCACCGAAAATCTGCGTGTCGCGCTCTCCAACATAGCGACAGACTCGGATGGTACTGATACAATCTGACCACGCCTTACTCTTCTCGGCCCGAAGAACCTCACTACACCCTTCCGTAGTGGGGTTCTTTGTTTATCCACCGTTACTATAAAACCCTTTACCCTTAAAGGTAATGGCAGGTGAGTCCCACTTACGTACCATTGGGACGTGGCAATCAAAGCAAGAAGGTTCACGTGGGTCTTCGTGGATAGAACGTTCAATAGTTAATACCGCGTTGCAATCAGGGCAACGATAGTCGTACTGCATCAGAGCTTCACCGCTTCCTCGATAGGTAGATAACCTACTAACTTACTGACCTTGTTAGAACGTGAGAACTCAGTAGTAGCTGGCATCCAATGACTAAACCACTCTGGTTCTGCCACTTCCATCAGGTCAAAAGAAAAGACCCCTTCTGGAGTCGAGTTAATGTAGAAGGGGGTGAGATCTCGCTCTGCTGCCTGAGTGATAAGTTTTCGATACTTGAACTCTTCAATCAGTAGCGTGGGATAGTGGGTGTTGCGACACTTCAGCTCTATGTATGCGTTCGAGTCACGACTGATGCAGTCGAAGGAGTCGTAGATACCCTCTGACTTCTGTAAGTCTGGGTACTTGTTATCCAATAGGAATAAGAATAGATCAATCTCTTTCATTGCCATCCTTGTTCCTCGTGGATAGAACTCTTATTGAGGTGACGTTCAAGCAAAGTCTCTAATTGCTTCTCGCTATCTGATGAGATAGACACGCCACAGATACACTTAAAGGTATAGGTTACTGCCACGGGTTGTCACCACCCAAACCGTTCTGCACCTTACGCAATGCGCTGGTGCATCTACGATCTGCGGTAGATACTGCACACTCTAGAACGTTTGCTACCTGTTGTAAGGTCTGTCCTTCGTGGTAGCGCAAGCGAAGTATGGTCTGGTCCTCTACTTCTAGCTTTAGATAAGAACGCTTGACATCAATCAGGGTAGCAAGCAGGTTGCCACCTTCTGCTGGAACGCTAGGCTTCTTAGGTGAACCATCGTTGATGAGGTTCTGTGCTTGTTCTAAGACTGTGTTATCTACAATGGATGCAATCACGTGAGGTAGAACCTGTGCGATCATAGCTGTATCGTAGAAGGCTTCATCACCTGTGCGATAGCCAGACTTAGCCGCCTTCTCTTTGCGAGCATAACGTTCAGCAGTACGCTTCATCTGCCAAGCAATACGCTTCTCATTGATGACACGTTGGACTGGGTTGGGTTCATTAAGCATCTCATCGAACTGTCTACCACGTGTTAATGCCCAAGCAAGACACTCTTTCAGGACATCATCTCGTTCTACGTAGCCACGAAAGCGCCTTGCTATTGCACTTGCAACGCTAGGTGCTATGTCGTAGATAGACTTATGTAACTCAGTCATTGTCCTCTACTTCAGGCCACACGCCATCGAGTACCATCATTGCAATAGCTGAGTAGTTCAGTAGATCTAAGAATGAGTCACGCAAGGACTCGTTACTTGGGTTGACGTTAGAGTCAACAAGGTTATTGATGCGAGCTATCTTGTCCCACATACGTACACGCAAACCATTAAGTGGTCCACCTGGTGAGTGAGCAATGTTCTTTGGACCGTAGTCGTGATGCTTACGCACCAATAGGTTACCTGCTTGATCCATAATGCGCCAGACATCTGCAATGAACGCCTCGTCTACCTTGCTGGGGTCGGACGAACTAACAAAGTCTCGGTTTCCATATTGATCTCCAGGATCTGGAAGCCCATATGCTGCAAAATCTGTACCATCTGTGACCATTCGTCTCTACTCATCCTTCTCACCTAGTAGCAAAGCTCTAGTTGCATCTACACCATTGGCTAAGTAGTAGTCATTGATGTCCATTGATGGGGGTAATGTTACTATTGTACTATTTGTAACCTCTTGTGCGACACGCTTGGAGAACTCAGCACCTGGGTTAGTGCCATCTTCCTTGATGTCATTGTCACCGATAACAAAGATAGTGTCATAGCCAGCAAAGAGCTTGACAAAGTGTGGCTTCCAAGCCTGAACTCCAGGTACACCTACTGCTGGTATGCCCACTAGACCAGACAAGACCACCGTATCTAACTCACCTTCACATACTGCAATGTAAGAGCTATCAATGGTGATGTCACCTACGTTATACAGGTGTGCCTTCTGACCCATTGGAGAACCATACTTAGGTTTGCCTTCATCTAATCGTCTGAACTTAAAGCCTACGCATAGTCCAGTAGCTGTGATGTAGGGTATAGAAAGCCAGCCCGTGTGCATTTCGTGGCCGTTGATTGGATCTGTTACCACACCCAACGAATACTGATGTGCAACTACATCAGATATTCCACGTCCTTCGAGATAGTTTAGAGCCTCTTCGTTTATTGCCTGACTGTAATGATTGGCCGCTTCCAGCAATGATTTCGATTGCACGATTGAGGGCATCCTTGAACTCCAAGTTCTCTATTTCCATAACTACATCTACTGCGCTTCCACCCTTACCGCAGGTGTGGCAGTAGTACAAATTGTCATAGGTATTTATTACAGCACTGCGTCTACTGTCGTTATGGATGCAACAGCGAACAGAAGCTGACTTACCTTCTCGTACCTCACCGCCATAGTGAGTAACGATTACTCCTACGGGGATTGAGTTTGCATCAACGGAACCTTTGTGTCGCCCCGCTTTACGTACCCTGGACCAGTCTTGTGCTGGCATACACACCCCTTATCATCACACTTGTCGTGCCACTGAGCTGAACGTTTGTAATGAGTAAGAGTGTTCTCTTCTCCTGCTTTATGACAGTTCTGGCAGATCATCTTCATCCTCGTTTACTTCTTCAACTACTTCTTCTGGTACTAGGATCTCTGTTGTGGTGATGTCACCTTGTGGTACTGGCATTATTGTTTCTCCTTTATCCATTGGGCTAGGTCTTGAATGACCCAGGCTTGATCTATTGAAGCGTTGCGACGCTTAACTACAACGTAGGAAAGAGGAACTTCCCCAAGACCTCTAGCCTTTGCGTAGTTAAGCGCCTCAACTTGTGCTTCTCTCCAGAATTCAGGCAGGGAAAGGGTCTGCCTGTTCTTGAGTTCTAGGATGTAGGTTTCTCCAGATATGATAACAACCATATCACCTTCATCTTTTGCCCCAGCTTTAGTCAGACGTTCTGCTATTACGCTTTTGCTGCGTAACCATTTCATTACATCTGTCTCGAACTGAGAACCTTTGCGACCATTCTTGTTAGCCATAGATGCTGCTCTCTCCATTGGCACGAAGGTATGCTCTACCTTGTGCATCATCATCTCCTATTTGACAAGCACCAAAGTTTACAAACAGTGATGCCCATTGAGAAGCATCAGCAAAGTGTGGACCAAAGCGGTTCTTGACTGATGCGATACGCAATAGACCCTGTGTTGGATCATAACCTAGTGTGAGTATCAACGCTGGTAATTGACTTACCTTTCCGTGGATAGCTCGTCTTGGTGGTGGCATCATAGGAGAACCATACTCTGATTGTTCTGATACGTGATGGAGTACTAAGACGCAAGCCTCTGTCTTACGTGCCATATCGTGCAACTCCATCATAATTGCACGTAGCCCTGCCCACTCATTGTCTGTCTCAGCAGATACATTCATTAGGTTATCTATGATAATCAACTGAGGTGCTACTCCATACAATTCAAAGTATGCCTTTATCTCCATCTCAATATCATCAAGAGACGGACTGGAGTCAAAGACCCATTGAATATGTGATGTCTTAGCTAAGTGTTCTGAATAGTAATCAGCTCTCTTTTCTATGTTCTGTTCCACAGCCAACTGGCTATGGCCCGATAGGTGTGCAGCAGCGCGAATCATTACTGTCGCTGTGTCTGTATCGGCGGAGAAGAACAGCGTTGGCACCTGTGCTTTGATGGCATAGATCAATGCGAACATTGACTTACCAGCATTAGGTGCTGCAGCTACCATACATACTTGACCACGACGAAACTTAATAGATTGCTTGACTAAACTTTTCCACACGTCAGGTAGTGGTGTGGCTTTGGTAGTCACTCCACTCCAAGCGCGGGAAAGTTTAAGCACTCTTATCCTGTTCTAAAATTATGTTTCGTTGCCTACGAATCTTGCGTCGTTCGTTACCTGTCAGTCCTCCCCAGATGCCGTGTTGTTCCTTGCGGATACCCCACTCTGCACACTCAGTGATGTGTTGACAGTTACGACAGATTGATTTTGCTGCTGCGATATTGATGCGAACTAACTTGCCTTCGTTTTCCTGGTCAGGAAAGAATAGATCGCCACCTACTTGAGCACATAAAGGAACCTCAAACTCGTGCGGTTCCCGCATTTGCTAAGCCCAGATAGTTGAGCACTTATCTGTTGCACCCTTTGGTGCAGCACACATCCAGCCCTTCCAAGGGCCACGAGCAGAAGTACCTGTACGGAAGCTCATCACACCGTGCTTACAGCTAGGTGCTTGACCTTCGACAACAGCAGGTGCTGCAACAGGTGTTGCATTAAATGATTGTGCTACTGATTCAGCAGTAGGTGCTGGTGCTTTACCACCGTTGAGTTCAGCATCGGTAGCCTTGATAAGAGTTGCAACCATTGATAGATCAGTAAGACCTGTCTCTAGTTCCTTAACATCAGTTGCATAAAGATTGATAAGCGTTCCATTGTTTGTCTTGAAGTTCACTTGGAACTTTGTGTTTTCGTTTGCAGCCATTTACTTTCCTCCAGATTGTTTGATTGTTAACCGTAATGAATCTGCACCCTGCTTAGTTGGTACGAAGCCAAGTTTAGCAAGTACTTCATCTTTGTCCACTGATGTAGGTCCAGCTACCTTGTTCCAGCGAACTTGGATACCTGTATCTGTAACGCCAGCGATACCTTCAAGAGCAGACTTTAGTGAGTCTTTTTCTTTTGTCAACTCTTTGATCTTCTCATCTAATTGTAAGTATTTCATCGCATTAGTTGAGGCATCCTTATCCTGGATTAACACCTCTTCAGTTGCGATACGTTCTTTTTTTAGACCAACGCATCCTAACTGCCCACTTGCGTCATAGAACTTGCAATAGAACTTGCAATAGTTTTCTTCACGCTCTGGTTCTGGTGCTACCTCTGATGCCTTGATAGCTTCTAACCAAGACAATGCCTCTAGTGCCATTGCCTCGTTGTAATCTTCTGTGTGAACTTTAACGTCTCGCTCATCACCATCACGTGCTATGGCGACAAGCGAGACTCGCTTTACATCATAGCCATTCTTAGCCAGTAGATAGCCATAAGTCTGCACCTGCCAGCGTTGCTGTGTTGATGGGAAGTATGAAAGGTTCTTGACCTTGCTTGTCTTCCAGTCAATGACATCGCCAGTACCTGGAACGAAGCAGTCAATGTGTGCTCGCATCCCATTGTATTCAACTTCTGTTTCAATGAGTACGTCTTTGTTATCTGCCAGTGCTTCTTCGATAGCTGCGTGGATAGCAGTACCCATAATGGCAGCGAGTTTCATCTCGTTGTCGTTAGTCTCTGGCTGATCGTTGAGTCGGTACCACACCTTACGACGGCAACCACCTAACTCTGATGGTCCAATCTGTACCTGTGTAGAACGTGAACGCTTAGCATCGCCTGCACGTAGTGCAGTTAGCAGTAGCTCTTTAGGATCTGTCATTTCTTATACTTCCAATCCACCCATAAATCAAACGCTCTACCAATAACAATACCTAGCATTAAACCAAATAAAAATGCGGTCATACTCTGTGTGCTCCAGTATCATTTTTAGGGTTCTCCACAATCACTTTTGCAAAATTCATAGCATTACAAAAACCTTGATAAAAATTATAGTCTTCAGAACTTTTATCTTTACAAAGATCTAAGTAAGGCTTACGTGCTTCTTCAATCTCTTGAATAATCTTCTCACGTAACTCTTTTTCAATGCGCTTAGCTCTGAGATTACCCCAAGTTTGTTGCTCTCTCATTACTTCTAGTCTGCCCCACATCCAACCCATTCGATGAAAGTGTTTAGCAGCATACTCATCTGTCATTTCCATAGTTACATCCTTTCCTGTACCACCAACTGTAAAGGCTTGTTGGTATTAGAGTCAAGAACCGACGCTATCTCAACAGCTTTACGGGCGTGTCTCTTTGCGTAGGCTAGGTCAGCATCAGGTTTGATAACTGAATACAGGTAGCCAAGAGCAAGCTGACCCCCAGAACCAATGCCATACGCTCCGTGATTTGCTTGGAAAAAAGAGAGATCACAAGCAATACGAAAGATATTGCCGTTAAAAGCAATGAGATAATCGAAGCCACCATCTTTGTCCACCTTGTTGTAGTCGTAGTTGTTGTCTGCAAATGCTTGGTTAATGCTTGGGATAATCTTCTTACCCATAAATTGCGCTGGGTTCTCACCTCGATAGAGTGGTGGCTTCCAGTTGTAGGCAAGGATATCTCCTGGTCTTGTGTCCCCTGAGACTCCGATGAGATACTTGCCAACCTCAACAATCTTTGGCGTAGTAACGGCTAACGTTACTAAGTTGTCTTCGGTGATCTGAGAGTCAGCTACTAGAACAGCGTAGTCAATTCCTTCTACTCCAACGATTGTGGTCATTGGGCAATGCTATACCTAACGGCGTGTCGTCGCGTTAGCGACACCCACTATGGCTACCATATGAGCCGTGAGGCGAATTACTGTAATAGGGAGCGAAGCTCCTAGCCGTCCGTCTATGTGGTTCCGTCTACTCACCCTGCCTAAACTCTGGTCTAAACATACCCTTCCTGAGCCTTACGGGGCCGATCTGCGGGGTTTAGGACCTATCCACGTGTGTACGTGTGGGTCGCAGGTCTTTAACGTGATGTGTTCCTTTGAAGATAACGAGATGGTCTGGTGGTTCCTTGATGGAACCTGTGTAAGTTGTGGAAACCTAGTGACTGTTCCTTGTCCTGCTGATGCAGAATAAAATGGGACAAAAAAAGAAGCCCACCCCTTTCGGGGTGAGCCTCTTCGCCTCGCAGTTACTTCTTACTTAGATCCGCGACCAAACTCTGTAGCTGATGGGTCTATTGCCTTTAGCAATGGACCTGCAACTGCTGCGACTCCTGCCATAAGCAGAGCCTTTGGGTCTGTCACACCTGCAAGATACAGGGCCAGCACTGATGCCACTCCTGCACGCAAGTATGTAACTGCGATTGCTTTGATTTTTTCTGTGTTCATTGTTTCCTCCTATGGGGATTAGGACTTTGCACCGTGCAATTTGCAGCAGGTACAAACTTCTTCCTTTGGCAACTTCTTGACTGCTTTAGGAATTGCTTTTGCTCTGAGTTGATTAACAATCTTTGGTTGGTTCATCCACCAGAACCAGGGACTTGTATCATTACCCATACCATCGTTGATGGATATGTGCAGGTGCTTGTTGTGTGGATTGCTACCGTTATATTCACGGTCACCTTCTGAAGCTCGCTCTACTGACCAGATCTTGCCCTTGAAGATAAGGTACTTAACGCGCTTGTCTTCCTTTAACTTCTGAAAGATATCAGCACAATCAATACCATTCTTAGGATCATCAGTTAAATCAACTGCAAAGCCTGTGTTGTGGTCTGAGTTAGGACTCTGATTGATGTGTGCTGCCGATGGAAGCAATCCATCTGAGGCTTTCTTCCGAGAAGGTGATATCGCCGTGGCTTGTCGAAGGACAGCAATAGCGGCAGGCGTGGCTTTCTTTACAACAGGCTTCATTATTCTCCATCTTTCTTTTCCTTTGGCTTTGACTTCAATCCATTTCCTGCAAGTACGCCAGCAAGAGAACCAGTAAGAAACACACACAAGGTACTAACAAGGTCAATAAATGCAGCATCGTTGGGTGCCTGTTCTCCTAATGGTTGTGTAATAAATAGCAACGCATAGAGCAATCCAAATACGGAACCAGCAAACACAATGGCTAGTATGATTCCGATAGTTACAATCAGTCTTGCGTGTAAATCTTCGGGTGTGAATTTATTTCTTTGGCTCATCTAATACTCCAGGCAAAATGTCTTTGGTACAAGTACCAGTGGGGATACATTGAGGTGGGTTACACTCTGGCTTACTCCAGTTTTCATACTCTTGACAGGGATAACGAACCCAGCCCTGATATCCGCAACCGCTAAGAGTTATTGCGAGTAAGAAGAATGCGATAAATCTCTTCAACTTGTCGCTCCAATCTTGACACTGAATCCTTCATACTCGAACCACCATTGGGCTTAAGTTCATATAGGAAATGTTTTACTAGCCATCTAACAGATGCAGCAAATGCTGACACGATTGTTAAGATAGATATGATTAAAGCAGCCCAGTCTGTGGCGGTCATTTGCGCTCCTAAGAGTTATACGGTACGGATAGTGATTTGTAGTACGCCACCAAAGCCATCAAAGCGCTTATCTGGTGGGGTCAAACGGGTGAACGTAACTTGTTCGATAACAGCCTGACGAGATTCGCCAGTTGTTAAGTCTTGCCAGGTAATAACATCTCCGTTGCCTTCGATGTCTTCAAGTAAACGAATCTTGTCAAAGGCTCTGCCTTCGTATCCAAGTAGTACGTTGTATCGGTCAGTCTCAATGTCATAGCAATAGACAGGGAACTGCATCACACGCTGACGTGGAGTAGCAATCGTTGACTTTGCTTGGTAACCCTTGAACTGTGGACCCTTGCTTGGGTCTGTTCCATCTCTGTACATAATAAACTTATAAGCCAAGTACTCTTGTGCTACAGCAGGAGATGATGTTGTTACTTCTGGTGCACCTACTGCTGCGTCATAAGAGATAACGTCATATTCGACGCCGTTCTCGTCAACAGTATCTAGTGTCATAGAACCGTAGGTAAAGTTACCTCGACCTAGTAGCCGCTTAAAGTTCTTCTTCTCAAGAGTGTTGTAGCGGATGTTACCTGTTTTTAAATAACCAGTAGGAGTTAGTTCGGTTAAATCCTCAGTGTAAATACTTCCAGTTGTTGCAACAATTGCCGCAGCAGATGTCACTGCTGTAGATGTTACGTTCGTTGCAGCCTTTGTGTATGTAAATGTAGTGGTAGTTGGCACAGTTGCTACTGTGTACTCACCATTAAATGTAGCATCTACGCCTTCGACCCAGATAGAATCGCTAACCACTAGGTTATGTGCTGCACTTGTAGTCAGTGTTGCTACGTTGCTAGTCAATGCTTTATTGACAATGGTACCTGCAGAAGTAGCAGATGTAGTAAATGCTAACTGCTCAGTACCATTGACAAATGCACAACCAGTAGTGATATGGTTTGTTACGCCAGGGTAGTAAATATCA